ATATCACTATTTACTTTTAAAAATAACAGTGCTATTAATTATGCATTGGTAACACATCACATAGGGCGGATTATGAATCTTGGAGAATATTTGCATCATTTTCATATAACCCAGAGTTCATTTGCTGAGATTGTTGGCGCATCCCAAGGGATGGTCAGCCACGTTATAACGGGGCGTGCAAAACTTACAGGAGAAAAAATATTACGTTGGTGTGAAGCAACGGGATGGGTGGTGACCCCACATGAGATTGACAGTAAAACCTACCCCAACCCAACTGACGGCTTGCCTGCTGAGTTTCAGGCTAACACACAACCATCGGCGGGGGTTGATTCATGAAAATCAAGCATGAACACATCCGCATGGCGATGAAAGCCTGGGCGCATCCGGACGGTGAAAAAGTTCCGGCAGCTGAAATAACCAGGGTTTATTTCGAACTGGGAATGACGTTTCCGGTTCTGCATAACGACAGCAAGCACAACACGCTTTATCTCAACACCCAAAAGATTTTCCGTTGGCTGGATAAAGACACCCCTGACGCTGTTGAAAAAATTCAGGCGTTGTTACCTGCGATCGAAAGGGCAATGCCACCTCCGCTGGTGGCTCGAATGCGCAGCCACAGTTCAGCTTATTTTCGGGAACTGGTGGAGACGCATGAACGACTGGTGAGAGACGCTGATGATTTTGTCGCAGTGGCAATCGCCGGTTTCAATCAGATGAACCGTGGTGGCCCGGCAGGAAATGCTGTGGCAGTACATTGACTGACAATAGCCATATCGAATCGCTCCCGGCAACTCGTGAGTAAAAAGATTCGGTATCAGAAGAGGTGAGTATGGCTAACGCCTGGCTCAGATTATGGCATGACATGCCAAATGACCCTAAGTGGCGAACAATTGCCAGGGTGTCAGGGCAGCCAATTGCAACAGTGATGGCAGTGTATATCCACCTCCTGGTGAGCGCGTCACGAAATGTCACGCGAGGTCACATTGATGTCACGACAGAAGATTTGGCAAGTGCGCTCGACGTGACAGAAGAGGTAATTGATTCAATTTTGCAGACGATGCAGGGGCGGGTACTTGATGGTGATTTAATCACTGGATGGGAAAAACGCCAGGTGCTTAAAGAGGACAACGGCAATATTTCGCAAACCGCAAAATCTCCTGCAGAGCGCAAGAGGGCGCAGCGAGAGAGGGAAAGAAAGCGGGAACAAAATGGCGATTGTCACGGCGCGTCACGAAATGTCACGCACATGTCACGACGAGTCACGACAGATACAGATAAAGATACAGATAAAGAAGATCAAAACACTATGGTCCATGGCGTAAAAAACGCCACGAACCAGGCAGGGGATGTTCAGACCGTCAATCCTGGTCAGCCAGCAGGCTCGACACCGGAAGCCGATTCAGCGTATGCGCTGAAAGCCGATTCGGGCGCTGTGCAGCAGGTGATGACCGCAAGGCCGGAGCAATCACTCCAACTGCAGCAGCCTGAAGCCGATTCCGCCATTCAGCGGGAAGCCGATCGGGTAGCCCCGGAAAACACCGGGCAGCCTGTGGGACGAGTGGATTATCCGGATGTGTTCGAACAGGTCTGGCGGGAATACCCGTTGCGTGCCGGGGCAAACCCGAAGAAATCCGCATTCAGTGCCTGGAAGGCCAGATTGCGCGAGGGGGTGCCACCAGAGACCATGCTGGATGGTGTGAGGCGTTACGCGAGATACCTGGCGGCGACCGGGAAAGCGGGAACGGAATTTGTTCAGCGAGCGACGACGTTTTTTGGGCCGGACCGGAATTTTGAAAACCCCTGGTTGCTCCCGGTAAGCGGCACGAACAACCAGCGTTGTGTGAATCATATTTCTGAACCGGATACCGAAATTCCGCCGGGATTCAGGGGGTGATGTGGCATGAAAAACATTGCGGCAGCCGGGGTTCTTGAACGTATTCACAGACTTGCACCACAGGGGGCGGTTCCACCGTACCGGACGGTGGAGGAGTGGCGGGAATGGCAACTTGCTGAAGGACGAAAACGCAGCGAGGAGATTAACCGCCAGAATCGCCAGTTGCGGGTGGAAAAAATCCTGAATCGTTCGGGCATCCAGCCTCTGCACAGCAAATGCTCGTTTGCGAATTATCAGGTGCAGAACGACGGGCAAAAATACGCGCTGAGCCAGGCCAAATCCATAGCTGACGAACTGATGACCGGGTGCACGAATTTTGTGTTCAGCGGTAAAACCGGCACCGGGAAAAATCACCTTGCAGCGGCGATGGGTAACCGGCTGATGGCGAAGGGGCGCAGCGTGATTATCGTCACCGAGTCTGATGTCATGAGCGTGTTGCATGACAGCTACGACAACGGCAAATCCGGTGAAAAATTTTTACAGGAGCTTTGCGGGGTTGATTTGCTGGTCCTGGATGAAATAGGCATTCAGCGGGAGACGAAAAACGAGCAGGTGGTATTGCACCAGATAATTGATCGCCGGACAGCATCACTGTGCAGTGTCGGGATGTTAACAAACCTGAATCATGCCGCAATGAGCACGCTTCTTGGTGAGAGGATTATGGACCGCATGACCATGAACGGTTGTCGGTGGGTGACGTTTAACTGGGATAGCTGGCGTTCAAATGTCAGCTTTCCGGGAGTTGTGAAGTAATTTTTGTTGGAGGATGTTTTAATGGAAACTGTATTTGACGCACTGAAAGCACTGAAAAGAGCCTCTTCACATGTGGTGGCGTCCCGCCTTGGAATCAGCCGTGAAGATGCGGTCAACGAACTGTGGAAACTGAAGCGCCGTGGTGAAGCGGATAACAAGGGTTCGATGTGGTGGCTGATTCAGGCTGGTGAAAGTGAACCAGTGTCACCGGTACCGAAAGTGACAGCGCAAATGCTGACTGAGGCGATTGAACAACATGGCCCACAAACGGCGGATGAGCTGGCACTGATGTTCGGGATTACCTCCCGCCGGGCGAATTCATCGCTGGCCATGGCAATCAGCAAAGGGCGTCTGATTCGCGTGAATCAGGGCGGTAAATTTCGGTACTGCATACCGGGCGCTGATTTACCGGCAGAGCCGAAAGCCGCATCCATAGCGGAAACGGATGGTAAAGTCTTTCCTCAGCCAGCAGGTGTTGCGTTACCGGTACAGGAAGCTGCAACACAGGAAGAAATTAAAACAGAAACTGTGGCGGACATTGTGCAGTCGTTGCCATCGTTCACCGAAACGCAAGCGGATGACCTGGTTTTACCATCGCTGCATATGGCAAACCGCGAACTGCGTCGGGCGAAAAGTCATGTCCAGAAGTGGGAGCGTGTCTGCGCCGCGTTGCGGGAGCTGAACAAGCACCGGGATATTGTTCGACAGATTGTCGATTCCTCCGGTCGTATTGTGTCGGAAAAGTGATTGCCGGGGGCGCTTATGGCAAAAGTATTTACACAGGAAGAGCGGGAAAAAATTAAGGGGCAGGTTGTTGAACTCGTACGCCAGAGTGGGCGCGAGACGTTACGACAACTGGAAGCTAAAACCGGGGCGACAAGATATTTAATAAGCGTTCTCGCCAGAGAGCTGGTTGCCAGTGGGGATGTATACAACTCTGGCTACGGGTTATTCCCGTCTGAACAGGCTCGTAAGGACTGGCAAAACGCCCGCAAAAAACTCNTGAGGTGTACTGGCAATAGCGGACACTACCATTTGTTCTTTTTTTAAGCAGCCATCTGATGATATTTTTCCCTGAAGGCTGCCGGGGAGATATTCCCCAGACGAGAGTGACGACGCTGACGATTGTAGAAAATCTCAATGTATTCCCGTATTACTGAGATGGCTTCATCCCGGTTATTAAAACGATAGTGGCTCAGGCTCTCATTTTTCAGCGTTCCCCAGAAGCTTTCCATCGGAGCGTTGTCGTAACAGTTACCTTTACGCGACATTGATGTTTTCAGACCAGACTGCTCCTGTATGACCCGGTAATCGTATGCGCAGTACTGTGAACCTCGATCAGAGTGGTGGATTAGCCCGGCAGGTGGGCGCTGGCTCCTGAGCGCCATAAACAGGGCTTTACCTGTCAGCTCTTTTGTCATGCGCTCTCCCATGGCGTAGCCGACAATTTCGCACGTATAAACATCTTTGATGCCAGCGAGGTACAACCATCCCTCCTGTGTGGCAACATACGTCAGGTCCGCCACCCAGACCTGATTTGGTGCTGTAGGAGCGAACGTCTGGTTCAGCAGATTTGGCGCAACTGGCAGATTGTGGTTCGAGTTCGTAGTCGCTCTGAACTTGCGTTTCTGCTTACAGCGTAGCCTTAGCTCCTTACGAAGACGTGCCAGTCGGTCACGACCAACGATGATGCCATTCTCTGCCAGCTCCGTCTGGAGCCGCCGGGTTCCATATGTTTCGCGAGTGCGGATATGTGCCACCTTAATCTCCAGTTTTAGCCGCTCATCACTTTGTTTTCTGTCTGAGGGTTCATGCTGTACCCAGTTGTAATAACCGCTCCTGGATACACCAAATACCTGACACATCGCTTCAATGGGAAATTGTTGTCGCCATTGTTCGATTAACGCGTATTTTTCAGCGACTCCTGTGCAAAATACGCTGTTGCTTTTTTTAATATATCTCGCTCAAGGCGAGCTTCATTTAACGCCTTACGCAGTTGCAGAATTTCAGATTCCAGTTCAGCCACCGTGCGGGAACCAGGAGTACCGAGCCCTTTTCTGGCGGCGGTAACCCATTGTCCTAAAGTGCCTTCAGGAAGAGATAATCGGGAAGCGCCTTCACTGATCGAAAGTTGATTTTCAAGAACCGTTCTGACAGCTTCGGCTTTGAACTCTTTAGAGTAACGTTGGGTTTTTCTGCTCATTATTAGCTCCTTCTGATGCCATTCTATTTCAGGAAGGAGTGTCCGTTAAACTCAGGCTACCTCAGGTTATTCGCTTCTGGGCATGGGCGGATCAACAAATGATAGACGGTAATGCAGATTGTAACGCTCGCGGCGTTACAAAAAGTGCAATAGATCGCATCACTTTTATGTCTGGTTTTGCTGATGCGTTAATTCAGGTTGGATGGCTGGTCGAAAATGACGGAGGGCTTTCTCTACCTAACTTTGAACGTCATAACGGAAAAAGCTCTAAAAAAAACGGGCGGTTACAAACGAGCGAGTAACAAAAATACGCGAACTGAAACGAAAAGGTAACGCTGCCAGCGTTACACAAACGGATCAAAAAGCGTTACCAGAGGAAGAGGAAGAGGAAGATCTAAATACTGATCTCCCCCTCGCCAAAAACGAGCGTCTAAAAAATTCGAGCCGGAGGCTATTGAGCTGCCCGATTGGTTGCCGGAAACACTCTGGCATGAGTGGGTCCGGTTCAGACAGGCATTGCGAAAACCGATTCGAACGGAGCAGGGCGCTAACGGGGCGATACGGGAACTGGAAAAATTCCGTCAGCAGGGTTTTACACCTGAGCAGGTGATTCGACACAGCATCGCCAATGAATACCAGGGCCTGTTCGCGCCGAAAGGTGTTCGGCCTGAGACGTTGCTCCGACAGGTTAACACCGTCTCGTTGCCGGACAGTGCGATCCCGCCAGGCTTCAGGGGGTAACGGACCATGAAAAATATTGCGACAGGCGGCGTTCTGGAACGCATCCGCCGACTGACCCCGCCACATGTAACCGCCCCATTCAGAACGGTAGCGGAGTGGCGCGAGTGGCAACTTGCTGAAGGCCAGAAACGTAGCGAGGAGATCAACCGCCTGAATCGCCAGTTGCGGGTGGAAAAAATTCTGAATCGCTCAGGCATCCAGCCGTTGCACCGTAAATGCTCGTTTGCGAATTACCAGGTGCAGAACGACGGCCAGCGATACGCGTTAAGCCAGGCGAAATCCATCGCCGATGAACTGATGACCGGGTGTACAAATTTTGCGTTCAGCGGAAAACCTGGTACCGGGAAGAATCACTTAGCGGCAGCTATCGGGAATCGCCTGCTGAAAGACGGTCAGACAGTGATTGTGGTTACCGTGGCTGATGTTATGAGCGCCCTGCACGCCAGCTATGACGACGGGCAGTCAGGCGAAAAATTTTTGCGGGAGCTGTGCGAAGTGGATCTGCTGGTTCTTGATGAAATTGGCATTCAGCGCGAGACGAAAAACGAGCAGGTGGTGCTGCACCAGATTGTTGATCGCCGGACAGCGTCGATGCGCAGCGTGGGGATGCTGACAAACCTGAACTATGAGGTGATGAAAACATTGCTCGGCGAGCGGGTGATGGATCGCATGGTCATGAACGGCGGGCGCTGGGTGAATTTTAACTGGGAGAGCTGGCGTCCGAATGTTAGCCATTCGAGGGTTGTTAAGTAGTTTCAGGAGGATTTATGGCGAAACCTTTTACTCCCGAACAGCGGGAAGAACTGAAGACGCGAATTGTGGAACTCGTGCATCAGGACGGTCGGGTCACGATTCGGCAGTTGTCAGATGAAACAGGTATCAGTCGTGCGTCTGTCGGTCGCTTATGCATAGAACTGGTCGCAAGTGGTGATGTATATAATTCTGGCTACGGCTTATTCCCGTCTGAACAGGCTCGCAAGGACTGGCAAAGCGCCCGCAAAAAACTCTCGAGAGTAAAGGTGAGGAAACCGGTTGTTGTTGATCCGGACCTTATCTGGTCATTACCTGACGGAGAAATACGCCGCTACGACAGGCGCCTGAATATAATCTGTCGCGAGTGCCGGAAGAGCGAAGCTATGCAGCGTGTACTGGCTTTCTATCAGGGTAATTTTCAGGAGGCGATACTGTGAATGAAATTAGCTATCAGGCTTCAATTACCGCTGGCATTCGCATCAAAGGAGAGGAGCATGGAAATAAAACGATATTGCTTAACTCATCTTCTGGTTTTATTTCCGGTAAAAGAGGATGACCCTCGTAATCAGGTTAATTTTCTTTATGAGCCATCGGAAAGACCATATTNGGCAAAACGCCCGCAAAAAACTCTCGAGGGCAAAGCTGAAGAAACCATCTGTGGTTGATCCGGACCTTATCTGGTCATTACCGGACGGAGAAATACGCCGCTACGACAGACATCAGAACATAATCTGTCGCGAGTGCCGGAAGAGTGAAGTTATGCAGCGTGTACCGGCTTTCTATCAGGGTGATTTTCAGGAGGCGGTACTGTGAGTGAAATTAGCTATCAGGCTTCAATTACCGCTGGCATTCGCATCAAAGGAGAGGAGCATGGAAATAAAACCAGAAGATGAGTTAAGCAATATTGTTTTATTTCCGGTAAAAGAGGATAACCCTCGTAATCAGGTTAATTTTCTTTATGAGCCATCGGAAAGACCATATTGCCATCACGCTTCTGTCCGGGTTGACGAAAAAGAGCGTCAGGTCCGCTGTAAAATTTGCGGTGCAGTTGTGGAGCCATTTGACTGGATGCTCTCTGTGGCGAAAAGAGAAACCAGACTGGCAGATGATGTAAGGCTCTTGCGCCAGGAGGAGCGGGAAAGGCGAAAAAATATAGAAAAGCTAATCCAGATTGAGCGTAATGCGAAAGCGCGGATACGCAGGGTGACAAAATATAGCCCCGAATAATCAAGGTTATTTCTGGAAGTCAAGTCGTGAGTGATGAGGACTAACAAATACGGTGAACTCGATAAAGAGATTCAGGACGAACTGGAGGCCAGGAATGATTGACAAATCACCAAGTGAGTTCAGCTACAAAGATTTATTGTCATAACGGGTTATGAGATCGACTTGGTGCGTGATATTCTTCGGGCCAGTTTGCTATGCGCCACCATGAGATGTTATGGCCCGCATGTTTGATACATTAGGATTTTACATTATGAATGTGCAACATTTTGATTTTTTTACAGATAATGAGTTTTCTAATCTGGAAAGATATCAAACTTGTAAAGCCATGGCCAAAGGTTATGCGGGCAATTACAAAACCGGGCAGTCAAGGTTGATGCATGCCCGCTCATACTGCTTCAGCATCGTAGCTGCATATTGGGATACNCGGGTTGACGAAAAAGAGCGTCAGGTCCGCTGTAAAATCTGCGGTGCGGTTGTGGAGCCGTTTGACTGGATGCTCTCTGTGGCAAAAAGAGAAACCAGACTGGCAGATGATGTAAGGCTATTGCGCCAGGAGGAACAGGAAAGGCGGAGAAATATAGAAAAGCTGATACAGATTGAGCGTAACGCGAAAGCGCGGATACGCAGGGCGACAAAATCCAGAACTGAATAATTAAATTTAGCACTGTTAAAAATTTAATCCTTAACCGGAGGGATTTCTGCACCCTCAAATCATCAGGAGACCACCCGAAAGGGCGGGGAGCAGTCACACATCTGTTTCCGATAGCCCCGTTCTAATGCTACACTCTTTGATATTTTTATGACCCCAATAAACATATTTATGACAGTTGCTGATTTCAAACGGCCCAAATTGGAGCTCCCAAACGGGGCAAACAAACTACTACTGCACTCTTGCTGTGCTCCATGTTCCGGTGAGGTGATGGAGGCGCTTCAGGCCTCGGGAATCGACTACACCATCTTTTTCTACAACCCGAACATTCATCCTCAGAAAGAGTATTTAATTCGTAAGGATGAGAATATTCGCTTTGCTGAACAACACGGCGTGCCGTTTATTGATGCTGATTACGACACAGACAACTGGTTTGAACGAGCCAAAGGAATGGAATGGGAGCCCGAACGAGGGATCCGTTGCACCATGTGTTTTGACATGCGTTTTGAGCGGACAGCGCTGTACGCCGCTGAAAATGGTTTCAGTGTGATCAGCAGTTCACTGGGCATTTCACGCTGGAAAAATATGCAGCAGGTTAACGACTGTGGGCGGCGAGCCGTCGCGCATTATCCGGGCATGGTGTACTGGGATTATAACTGGCGCAAGCAGGGCGGCTCGTCCCGTATGATTGAAATCAGCAAGCGCGAAAAATTCTATCAGCAGGAATATTGTGGCTGTGTGTATTCTCTGCGCGATACCAATCTACACCGCAAATCTCAGGGACGCCCTCTTATCAAAATTGGTCAACTCCACTACGGTAAAGAAGAGAAGGAGTGATTTTATGGGGCACCTTTCTGATTGATTTCATATTGGCGAGGTAAGTAGAATGACTGCGGGTGCTTGAGGCTATCTGCTTCAGGCATGAACACCAAAAGGCAGATAGAGAAAAGCCCCAGTTAACATTACGCGTCCGGCAAGACGCTTAACATTAATCTGAGGCCAATTTCATGCTTTGCACATGTAGGTTAGCCTCTTACATGCCGAAAGGCAAGGAGAAGCAGGCTATGAAGCAGCAAAAGGCGATGTTAATCGCCCTGATCGTCATCTGTTTAACCGTCATAGTGACGGCACTGGTAACGAGGAAAGACCTCTGTGAGGTACGAATCCGAACCGGCCAGACGGAGGTCGCTGTCTTCGTAGACTACGAATCCAGGAAGTAAGAGTGACCGGGCGGGGAGCTGATCCCATCCCCGCCCACCTCTGATGTGTCAGGCATCCTCAACGCACCCGCACTTAACCCGCCCATCGCTGTGATCTCTCAGCGTTTCGGCGGGTTTTTTGTTGTTTATTTCCGGTGAATTTGATTCGCGCACCTTCGCAGATAGAATCGACTCACTTAAGTAGCGCGCAGGGAGAAGAGGGATGGACCCCGAACAGGGGAGAGCTATTTATCTGGAAGGATTCTGAAGATGAAAATCGAAGAATTGCGTGAAATTTTTAGTGAAAATGGCCTCTATGCTGTGCGCGTTGAGAATGGAGCGATTGTCAGCCATTGCCGCATTAGATGTTTGCAATCTCAACAAAGGAAGAGCGGTGCTGTGTTATTTTATTTTTGTAATGGACTTCTGACGGACGGTTTTATTTTGCGTGAGGACGAATTTGTCACATCATTACGGGTTTTGAAAGAGATAGGTTTTAAGGCTGGTTTTC